AAAGTTTGAGTCAACTGTCCGATGCTGTACACAGAATGGCATCCGAGGTGGATCAGCGACAGTACACTTCCCCATCTGGCACCAAGAAATAGAGGACATCATCGTCCTCAAGAACAACAAAGGAACTGAGGACAACCGTGTTCGTAAACTTGATTACTCAATCCAGATCTCTAAACTTTTCTACGAGAGATTCATCACCAACGGGACCATTACTCTCTTTAGTCCTCACGATGTTCCTGGGCTTTATGATGCTTTCGGCACTCCTAAGTTTGATGAACTTTATGTACGATACGAAGCAGATGAGACGGTCCCAAGAAAAACCGTTGGTGCTCAAGAACTGATCCTTGATCTTCTCAAGGAACGTGCTGAGACTGGTCGTTTGTATCTGATGAACATCGACCACTGTAACTCACACTCTTCCTTCAAGGACAAGGTGAACATGTCGAACCTGTGTCAGGAGATCACTCTCCCCACAGATCCTATTAACCACATTGATGATGCGGATGCTGAGATTGCTCTGTGTATTCTCTCTGCTGTTAACGTAGGTAAGATCAACCAGACTGATGAACTGGAAGAACTCTGCGACCTGGCAGTCCGTGGTCTAGAGGAACTGATTGATTATCAGGAGTACCCTGTTGCTGCTGCTAAGCGTTCCACCTTGGCACGTCGCTCTCTGGGCATTGGTTACATCGGATTGGCACACTACTTGGCTAAGCATAAGGTCAAGTACAATGAGCAGGCAGCATATGATCTAGTTCATAAACTGACTGAGGGATTCCAATACTTCCTCCTGAAAGCTTCTAATCAAATTGCTAAGGAGAAAGGTGCTTGCCATTTGTTTGAAAGGACAAAGTATGCTGATGGAATTCTTCCCATTGATACATATAAGAAGGAAGTTGATCAGATCGTAACGCCCGAATACCTCTATGATTGGGAAGGTCTTAGAACATCTATCATGGAGCACGGTCTCCGACACAGCACACTGTCCGCACAGATGCCTTCAGAAAGCAGTTCCGTTGTGTCAAACGCAACCAATGGAATCGAGCCTCCTAGAGACTTCCTGTCCATTAAGAAGAGTAAGAAGGGACCCCTTAAGCAGATTGTTCCGCAGTATGGTACACTAAAGAACCACTACACACTTCTCTGGGACATGCCTTCTAACGAGGGATACATCAAAGTCACCGCAGTTATTCAAAAGTTCTTTGACCAAGCCATCTCTGGTAACTGGTCCTACAATCCAGAGAACTATCCCGACAATGAGATCCCAGTGTCTGTCATGGCACAGGATTTCCTCACTACATACAAATACGGTTGGAAGACCTCATACTATCAAAACACATACGACAATAAGAAAGATGCTGACGAAGTAGAAACTAAACGAAGCGAACTCGAATCTCTCATCTCTGAGATTGAGTCTGCTGATGATGATTGTGAGTCCTGTAAGATCTAGTAACGAATGGAATTTATCAAGAGTACAAATAAGAAGCCCGAGGGCATGACGGTATTCAACACTGCTCATGTTGATACCAAAAAACAAAAGATGTTCTTTGGAGCACCCTTGGGTATCCAACGATATGATTCTTACAAGTACCCTATCTTCGAGAAGCTGAGTCAGCAGCAACTCGGATACTTCTGGAGACCTGAAGAGGTCTCCCTCCAGAAGGATAGATCTGACTATCAACTGCTCACTAAGGAGCAGAAGCATATCTTTACTAGCAACCTGAAGTATCAGGTCATGTTGGACTCTGTTCAGGGTCGTGGTCCTGGTATGGCTTTTATTCCATACTGTTCTCTCCCCGAACTGGAGTCTGCCATGCTTGCGTGGGAGTTCTTTGAGATGATTCACTCCCGTTGGTATACCTACATCATCAAGAACGTCTACAGCGATCCTTCGGATGTGTTCGACACGATCCTAGATGACGAAAAGATCACAAACCGTGCCGCTACGGTTACCCAAGCCTATAATGAGCTCATCAATGCTGCTCAGATGTATGGCACAAGCAACGATTGGATCTATGCCCAAGAGGACATCGACTATGCCAAAGGAAACCTCTACGAACTCAAGCGGAAACTCTACCGCGCAATGGTCAACGTCAACATTCTTGAAGGAATTAGGTTCTATGTCTCCTTTGCTTGCTCGTTTGCGTTTGGTGAACTCAAGCTTATGGAAGGATCCGCTAAAATTATCTCTCTCATCGCACGAGACGAAAACCAGCATCTTGTCCTTACTCAGAACATCATCAAGAACTGGCATCAAGGGGATGACCCAGACATGGTTCGGATCGCTGAGGAAGAAAGGGAAAATGTAATCCAGATGTTCAAGGATGCTGTTGATGAAGAGCGTTCCTGGGCAGAGTATCTGTTCAAGGATGGATCGATGATCGGTCTCAACGCTAAACTTCTTACTCAGTATGTTGAGTGGACTGCTAACCGCAGGATGAAAGCATTGGGACTTGATCCTATCTATGACATCCCTGCCAAGAACAACCCACTACCTTGGACACAATACTGGCTCAACTCTAAGGGTCAGCAAAACGCACCACAAGAAACGGAGATTGAATCCTATGTCATTGGAGGAATCAAGCAAGACATCGAAGCAGATACCTTCGCAGGATTCTCACTCTGATTGGACGTATGAGTACCTGACCATGAGGGGAACTAAACTCTCCTCACGGCAGGCTCGTATCCTCATTGAGGGTCCAAAGAATCTGAAGGATGCGTGGTGCCTAGGAGCAATGTATTATGATTGGAAAAGGAAAAGAGGATCAGTACATTCGTGAGTATTGGTTCAAGGATGATTTATCTGACAGTTTAATTCAACTCTACAAGGATGCCGAGTCTGCTGGGCTAACAGTGCCTGGTAGGGTCGGCACTTTTGATGGGAATGAAATTAAACCAGAGTATAAAAAGAGCACAGAGATATCTTTTGAGGATGTGTGGCAGGGGCAGATTGGTCCAGACGTGTGGGGAGCCCGCAAGTACATGGACTTTATCACCGAATGCTACATTGATTGGTGGACACATTTTGAACTGCCCCCTCCCATTGGCGTAAAGATCCTTCCTCAGATACAATACTATCAACCAGGGGAAGGATACTTCCACCCTCACATCGATGCTGAGGGACCAGTGAAGTCTAGAGTCCTGGTGTACATCACTTATCTAAATGATGTACCTGATGGGGGAACTGTCATGATCAACAATGAGTATGTTATCCCAGCAGAGAAAGGTAAGACTGTTATCTTTCCCGCTGGCATTACTCATAAGCACGCAGGACAGATCTCTCAGACCCATGAAAAGTACATCTGTACAGGTTGGGTCGAATGGCTAGTGTAAATTGTATCAACGTATACAATAACACCTTGCTATATATTAATGCGTTCAACCCCTAGGGGTCGCAAGTAAGTCGCGGAACGGAACGTTCATCCTATGTTATCATTAGCACTCATCTTTTTTAGCCATGTTCCATCTGAGCAATATCTCAGGTGTGAAGACTATGAATGGTTGAAGCAAGGATTGGAAGAGACAACTCTCTTCTCTCCTTTTGAGAAAGCTGATATCCTCATTCACTGGATGGAGCATACTGACCCAGCATGTTTCCTGCCAGAAGCATAGGACGCAAACGACTGAAGGAACGGGAGTTAACTCACCCTAGTATTTCAGGAGTAATTTAATGCCTAACACACTTACCCTTATTAAAAAGCAGATCGAAAAGGCTAACGCCCTTCACGACGCTCAAATCTCTCACACCGCATATCGTGGTGTAAAGTTTGAGTGTAAGCACGGCGTTGCTGACGAAGTACACGGTACATTCTGCTATCGCGGTCACACTTATAACAAGTGATATGGAGTATCGCTATCATTCAGACGATTTAGATAGCGACAGCAGACCACCGTCATGTTACCAACTTAAATATAGGGGGTGTACATATTGGTCTTGCTATAAAATTCACCTGCGAGAATATTTTGAGCAGTTGCTTACTGTTCAACCTATACTTAATAGAAAACATTAAAAAGTCATCCCCGCTACATATAGTAGTCGGGGATTTTTTTATGGAAAAGAGACGCCTAAAGGAACTCGTACAAGAACTTGAAGAGTTACTGGCTGAGTTAAAAGTAGAAGTCTACGCTGACAAAGACGCCTACAAACTTGACTCAGGTTACACATACGAGTATGATGATGACGGATACCCAGATTAGTTATGAAAACCCCTGGCAATTTAACGGCTCCGATTTTAACGGGGATGGTATTGGGGACAACTTTGGCTTTGTTTACCGTATTACCAATCTCGCCAACGGACGTGCGTACATTGGGCGAAAGTATTTTTGGTCGTTCAGAAAGCCAAAAGGTAAATCTAGAAAAGTAAAGTCTGAATCAGACTGGCGAAAGTATTACGGATCATCTGATGAACTTAAAGATGATGTCAAACTGTACGGTAAACCCAACTTTCGTCGTGAAATACTGAGCCTACACACTACGAAGGGTCAGTGTAACTATGAGGAAACCAGACAATTGTTCATAAATAATGTGTTAACTGAAGCAACTGACGACAACACACCTCGGTATTACAACAGCAATATACTAGGACGCTACATGCGAAAGGACTATTTCAAAACTGGCCACTAGGGCACTTGACTTCCCGACAGGTGCCCTGCTATAATTACTAAGTTCAGACAGGACACCCACGATGATCGATTACGATTTCATTCAAGTTGAAGATTCTCTTGGCAACGAAGATCTTATCGATCTAATCCATACTCTTGTCTCCGACGGAGACATTGAGACTGCCACTTCTCTGTACAATGAGAGTGGTATGCGTGAGTTGATGAGGGCATAAGCCCTTTTCTTGGGCACGTAGCATAATGGATAATGCCCCCGCCTTCTAAGCGGTAGATTGCTGGTTCGACCCCAGCCGTGCCTGTTGTCTTTTCTTTATCATGACTGACCGTTCTCTCTATACTCACGGCGGACTTCCACGGACATCCATCAATCTTCTACGCTTCATATCAGAACTAGAAGGATGTTACCAGTTCACAAAGTATATGGCATTTGATGAAGATCATGCTATAATAGATGAGATGAAGCAAAGGTATTACAAACTTTACTTCAAGACAGTCAAAGAAGAAAAGGCGTCCGCTATTCGCGAATAGCGAATACATTCCTCCTTAGCACAGCGGTAGTTGCGTCTGACTGTTAATCAGAATGTCCCTGGTTCGATCCCAGGAGGGGGAGTCGGGAGATTAGCTCAGAGGTAGAGCACCTCGTTTACACCGAGATTGTCACAAGTTCGATCCTTGTATCTCCCATATGTTATCTAAAGAAGATCTTCTATACATCTATCACTGGGGAATGACGACGGAACTTCCCTATAGAAACGCACCTACTGCGGTTGGTTACTCTAACAAACCAATTTACTATGCTTGGCTCAAAGCAACTGGTAGAGCGTGGAATGGAGTGCGAAGAAGTGTGATAGACGATCAGAACATCATTGACATGTTGAGTGATCCTGATGTATTATTCGCAACAGGAGCAGTCTTTACTCCTGGTACAGAGTTGGGACCGCATAGGGATCCTCCTGTGTACAAACAACCTTACTCAAGGATTCAAATCCCATTAGTGGTTGACCCAGATAAATGTTATATGGTTTGGAAGGGTGAGAAGATCTACTGGGAAAGTGGAAAGATAGAACAGTATGATGTCATGGATCATGTTCATGAAGGATATAATTTTTCGGATGAAGACATGGAGTTTATTTTTATCGACGTAAAAAAATGATCGAACAGATTGTGGTCCAGAGAGAATGGATCGATAAGCAAACTACTGAAGATTTGGTTAGGGAGTTAGACGAGACTGTTGACTTCACTAAGAACTATTGGCTTGATCTAGAGACCGTACCCTATGATCCTATTCAGAGGTACATCAAAACCACTTTCGATGTTCTCTTGAGGAATCAGTTCCTTGAGACGGTAGGTATTGAGTGGTGGTATAGAAAGCAAGAGCCTGGACAATCTCAACCTCTTCATTATGATAAGGATGAAAGTCTCCACGAGCACAACACCTTAATGGTACACCCACTTCTGTGTACTATTACTTACTTAGATAGTACAAGTATACCAACAGTCTTTGCTCATAATGGTGAGACTATTGTCTATCCCAAGAAGGGTCAGTTTGTTTGGTTTGAATCTACCATCGCCCATGAGGTACTGGAGGGTGATGAACTTCGCAGAACACTATGTTTTAACCTATGGAACTACAAGCCAGAATCTTTGACGGAGTTCACCTATCGGGAACAAACGCAAGACTAAAACAAGAGGTTGCTTTACTTGGGAGAGAGAACTATTACTACTCTCCGTGGGATGTACCTCGAAACATGGTAGAAGAATACCTCCAAGGGATGCTCAAACGACTTCCCATTGGTGGTTGTTCTGCTATAGAATGGTGGGTACATATCTCCAAAGACACTGAAGTCTTTACGGGATTTCATTTTGATAGGGATGAATGTAGCGATGGAGTAGTACATCCAGATGCTATTGGGTGTATCTCATTGACATACGATAACATTGGATTCGTTATTTCCAATCAGAAGTATGGTGATCCTACACCAAAGGATCTTTTGTATGTTATGGGAGATGAGGCAAGAGTCACTGTGTTCCCTGGTGATTACTCCTGGTCTGAATTGGCTGGGTCGGGTGAGAAGATCTGTATCTTCTTTAATATCTGGAGGAAGTTTATTCCCAAGTGCTTGTCCCGCTGCCCTGTTATGACAGATTACGAACTGCCCCTATGGACTGAGAAATACAGAGAGCGACAGCCTATAATGTATGAAGGGGAGGTGGTTAAGACCACTCACCTAGTCGGAGACACTTCCGATGTCTGGATTATGAAAGCCCCAGAGTTCATGGACTATGGTGGTATCTATTATGTGCCAGACGATACGGTGTCTACTACCTCTTGACAGATTTTCAAGGTGGTAGTATGATAAATAAATGTTACAACTGTCACGTGACAGTTGTTAACAAAACGAGACATGTCGAGTCTCTGTCCATCTGCGGGTATCCATTCCGCAAGTAACTATAGGAAAAAACAAATGATCAAAACCGCAATCGCAGCCGCTGCTGCTGTCGCTTTCGCTCCCGCCGCTGCCCTTGCTGGTCCCTACGTTAACGTAGAGGCAAACAGCGGCTTCACTGGCGCAAACTACACTGGCACCAACATCGATACCCATATCGGTTACGAGGGTGCTCTGGGCGAATCCGCTGCTTGGTACGTCCAAGGCGGTGCTACCATCGTTGCTCCTGACGGCGGTGCTTCTGACACCGTTCCTTCGGGTAAGGCAGGTCTG